CTCCACCTTCATCAACCAATCTCCGAAAGGGGTAGACATGTTCGATGCGTATATTGACGAGGGCTTTAAGAAGTTTCTTTATGCCATGCGTCTTTCTACACATTGCGCAAGTCTCAGCTGTCCCTGTAAAGGCGTGTTATATGCCTATTACAGGAATAGTCAGTTCCTCATAGGAGAAGCCCAGCTTGACGACATTATTGAGCTTCATGCTCCCCACGTGAGTGGTGGGCGGGCTCAATAGTTATCGTCATAATGGGTTCATAGGGAGAACACTACGATGTTGCAGTATGCTTGCTCAGCAATGAGCTTTTATTCACTCATCGCTGTCTCACATGCTGTGACAGCCGTATTGTTCCTATGGGTCGGTAGAAGGCTTAATCGTCCTTTTGGGGAGAAATACTCGAATGAAGTTCTTAATTCTAAAAGAACTAAATCGCGATAGTGTCGATCAAGATACGTGGCTGGCTTATCACCAGCGTGCGTATAAGAAAGACCCTATCCGATTTGCTAAAGAGTACGAGAAGCTCGTTAAGAGCATCTCAGATCTTCAGCTACTCGAGTATACCCTGCGAACGCAGGTTCTCCATCAGGACGATTTCACGGACTCACTTCGCTCTGCGTTAGAGAAACTTATACCATTGGCCTATAGGCCGGTATACGAATTTCTTTCGCAGCTCGCAGTGAATGCCATGAAGCCGAAGGGTTTCAACAGCTGACGGCATTTAGCCGTTCTCGAAAGAGGTTTCCCTCAAATTGGCCACTAAGGACCGATCGAGAAAAATATCGTCTAGATATTTTTCCTTTAATAGCTACAACGGACAGTTCAACGCTCTTAGTCCTTATTTAGTTTTGAGTGCTACTCAAAACTTTGTCAGGTTAAGGGACGGTGTATCTGTTCCGAAGTGGCAAGAGAAGATTAAGAACCATGAAGATGCTACAAGCAACTTCAATGGAACTTATGACACTCTTGATATTATTGGTGATGTCTCAGGTGTATTTAAGTACACCTGTGATTCGACCGGTTTCCCAACGCCTCACGGTCCTAAAGTAGTGGAAGAGCGACTGACTGGTTCCTTTATTGGGACCAAGGCACTCGCTAACCCTTACTACGGGTCCGGGTTTGTTGGAAACGCTGATGGCAGGGCATCAAATAAGTTTCTCTCTGAAGTACGAGCAACGCAGTCGCAGTTTTCTGCGCCTACGTTTCTCGGAGAGCTTAGAGAAACCCAAAGGATGTTACGCAGACCGGCCGCGGCACTATGGGAAAATCTTCTGGGGTACGAAGCTGGCCTTAAAAAGGCTAAGCGACGTAATCCAAAAAGATGGATCTATAGTATCCCCGACCTCTGGCTTGAACATTCCTTCGGTTGGCGTCCTCTAATGATGGATATCGAAGATGCCTGGAATACGCTTCTCACGTTCCTTGACCAGGAACATGTTAAGCATATATCTAAGGCAGGTGTCGATAATCGCCATGTAGATGACACTTACCAGCAAGCGACTCCTAACGGTCTTTCTTTTGCTCAGGTCACCGGCAGAAGGATCCGCCGTGAAGAGGCAATTGTTAGGTACCGAGGTGATGTTGTAGTTCAAGCAGCGACGACCTTCGCAGACAAAGCTGCTCGTTGGGGATTTAACCCTAGCGAGTTTGTTGCGACTGCTTGGGAATTACTCCCTTGGTCGTTTCTCGTCGACTACTTCACCACTATTGGTGATTTTATAGACGCTTCTGGCGCTCGTACATCTAGTCTTAAATGGGTGTGCAAGACAGTTCGTAAAAAGTCGCGTGATTATTGGGTCCTATCTTATGACCCAATTGCGACAACGAGCGGTCTTAACGCAAACTTTAAGGCTTCGATTGTTGCGAACGCTAGTTTGTCTAAGTCGCCTGCCCAAGCAATATTCGAGCGGAGAAGCATTACCAGAACGAGTGGAACGGTACCATTACCCGACCTCTCGATCCGGTGGGAGGGACCAAAGTGGGGCCAAATTGCTAATATGGCCGCGCTCTTGGGCTCTTTCAATGCTAATCTGCATTTCCAAACCCCTAGCCGCCGAAATTATCGGCTCTAGGCTTCAGGAGTTTAGATGGCCATCACACTAACGTCCCCTATTACTGGGGCTGCGCAGACGGGACTCACGTCCCCCACCTACACGTTGACGACCGATATTGCCCCGGATAATAACGGTAAGCAATACGCAGTCACCGCGCTTGGTGGCACGCAAACAGGTGTTACTACGCATTCAGTTGCTAGCCCTTTTACTGTTACCGCAAGCCGGCCTCGCTCTTTCCGTGCACTTGGAAAGCCGAATCCGACTACTGGTTTAGTAAAAGACGTACCGATGAATGTGTACAAGGTACTTACCCGTAAGGGTGTGACGCCGCTGTCCGGGCAACCGTACGCTGTCTGTATCATCAGGACTGAAATTTCTGTTCCTGCTGGTTCAGATACGTACGATGCTGCGAACATCCGTGCTGCACTTTCGGCTCACATTGGTGCGCTCAGCCAGCAATCTGCTGGTGTGGGCGATACTTCTGTGTCCGGGATTATCTAACGATAATCGTACCTTTCACATTCAGAGGCTGCTATGCACATTGATGCTGGTAACCTGTCTGCACTTCTCGAAGCTGATTTGTATTCAGCGGGATGGAATGGGCAATTACTACCCTATCCAGATCAGCCCGTTACTCAGTTCGCTATGTCTCATCTCAGAAGGTCTCTGATCAAAAAGTACCTTCCCGGTACTTCTGATCGAAACCCTGAGGGAGATAAGCGAGCGCTAGACCTATTCCTTAAAACGAATGAGTCTTGTCGTAACTGGTCGTTGGATACATCCCGTATGGACACGTTCGATGAAATCGTTATTGGTGAGATGAAATATCTCATCGATTCCTTTTTCTATCCGACCGTGCAACCGATGAACCGTGACTTTATCCTTAACCGTGAAGCAATTTACAATGGTTTCGGATTAGGAAACGGAGCAAACATAGGTGCGCCAGATACAGATTTATATTCTAAACTGTCGCTGAGCACTATGGCTGCTACAAATCCAGCTCTCCATGCTTTATACGGAGAAGCAATCTTATCGAACCCTACTTGGAGCGGCATGGAGCATTCGCGTTCCAAGAAGTTTGGTTCTAAGATTGTTACGGGAAGTCGTCTTTCTTTTGTTCCTAAAACCACGGAGATATCGCGGACCATATGTACGGAACCCGTTCTGAATATGCTTTTTCAGAAGGGGATAGCTAATTGTATGGAACGCCGACTGATCGAGGTCTTTGGTATTGACCTGGCTCAACAGGCTGACCATAACAGAAAGCTAGCCCGTATTGGCTCGGAAACTGGTAAATTTGGTACTATTGATTTATCCAGTGCTTCCGATTCAATCTCTTTGGCCCTTTGTCAGTACTTACTGCCTCGCAGAGTTTATGATCTTCTCTGCCTGACAAGAAGTCCTGTCACCACTCTTCCAGGTGGTAGGGTTGAAGAGTTACATATGGTATCATCGATGGGAAACGCTTTCACGTTTCCTCTTCAAACGATGATATTCGCTGCGGTAGTCTACGGAGTGTACAGGGCTTATGGCTTTGTTTACCTTAAGCCCAGGCACAACGCTACTGGCAATTTTGCCGTCTTCGGAGATGATATCATAGTACTTACTCAGGCTTACGCCCGAGTTTGTAAGATTTTATCGCTCCTAGGATTTAGCGTAAACGTAGATAAGTCCTACAACGATGGGACTTTCCGTGAGTCGTGTGGCCTTGACTTCTATAGAGGCCATAACGTCAGAGGCGTTTACATTAAACGCATTCGCGACGCTAACGACTGCTACTCAGCTATCAACCGCCTTACTAGGTGGTGCGCTACGCATGGGATTTTACTCCCGCG